TTGCGGCGAAGTCGCCCTCAATCCATGGCAGTTTTGCAACCTCTCTATAGCTAATGTACGATACACCGATTCGACGGCGGACCTCAAAGAAAAAGTTCGCCTAGCTGCCATCTGGGGCACCATGCAGGCTGCCTACTTGACAAAAGTTAATCATACACCACAACTTCGTCCGCAGTGGTATATCAACCAAGTGAACGAGCGCCTTCTGGGTGTAGACCTGAATGGCCTTCGCGACAACCCAATGTTGAACGAAATGTTTGAGCGCCGAGATGGCACACTTTTGAATGAACTCAAAATGGTCGTTTTGGAAACTAACCAGGAGTTCGCCAAAATTCTCGGTATTGCCCCTGCTGCAGCCGCAACATGTGATAAGCCTGCTGGCAACTCTGCAACGCTCTTTAATACGGCCTCTGGGATGGGCCCACGGTATGCACCATATTACACCCGGCGGATGAGACTTTCGTCCACTGGTCGTGTAGCGAAACTTCTTGCTTTGCATGGTATGCCTTTCAATCCGGAAGTTGGACAAGACTTGGCGACCGCCAACACGTTAGTTTTTGACTTTCCTGTGAAGGCACCAGACGGTGCTGTGTATGCTTCTGATTTGAGTGGTATCGATCAACTTGAATTTTGGCGTTGGTGCAAAACTGAGTGGACTGAACACAATCCGTCTACGACTGTTTACTTCAATCCAGATGAAGTTGATGCCATGTCGGATTGGGCATACGATAACCAAAATCTTTTGGGTGGTGTTTCATTTCTTCCTCGTGACAACACGGTGTATGCACTCTCACCTTACGAAGTCATTACACCAGAAAAGTATGAAGAAGATGCTGCGAAGTTGCCTTACATTGACTGGACACTTTTGGATACCATTGGTGGTGACATCTCGACAAGCGCTCAAGAATTTGCTTGCGTTGGTGGAGCTTGTGAAGTCGTGTAAAACTCATCGTGGCGTCGTCGTACGTTGACGCGTGGTGATGTTCGCCAAAACTCATCGTTTACATTTTGCAAAAGCTGTGATAGAATAGTTATAGGAGAGTAAATAAGCGAAAGGAAAAAGATTACTGAATGATTAGGACGGCTAGTGAGCAAGCGCCGCTAAGCTCATCAACAACCTAGAGGCAAAGCGAGTTGCAAAGCTTCTAAGGGGTTCTAAGTTGGCTCGCCACTTACGAAAAGAGATGCGAGCGGCAACAACTGAAGTGAAGGGTAGAGAGGTCGCGATCACGTCAATACTTCTCTATACCTTACACTTAAACTCTGAAGAAAGGAGAATGTCATGGATTCACCAGATTTTATGGATGGCACAAAAGAACGACAAGTAACGTTCAGCGGATTCTGTGAGTCAAAAATGGTCGGCAATTATGAACACTTCTTTGTTCGTAACCCGGAAACTGGATACTTGACTGACATCAACAACCGACTTGAAGAACTCGTTCTTAACTATGGTCGTAAAGTCACCGCTGCCCTATACGTTTCGAATGACGTTGCCACAATCGACGAAATTATCGAAACTGTTCTTGCTGAGATGGATGGTGCGCTAAACATTGAGTATAGCGCCTATGATAGAAGTTGGTCAGAATACACATCAGAGATGATTTACGAATCTAGCATGAGAATTGGTGGTCATGACTTTGAGAAGATTCTTCAGAGCCACTACGGTAAGTACATCTTGTTCACTGTCGCATTCCCTAAGTAAGAAAGGAACTCACCCACTATGTTTAACTTTTTCAACCAAAACACCCAGTCTGAAGAACCTGTTGGCCTGCTCAACTCCTTTTTTGAAGAATATGCCAAGGAAGATGAATCGCCTATTGTGACCATCGTCAACACGATGACTACAAAAGTCGCCATCACCACTTCTGACGCGACGATCGAAGTTGAACAAACTGAAACTACTGTCACCACTGCGCCTCTGGCCGCCTTTGAGGACGAAGATGACGACGAAATTGAAAACAAAGACGAAGGCGTCTTTGCCCTCGACGTCAAGCTCATCTCGAACGACTTCACGCGTCCTATCTTGGCAACCGCCATCGGTGCCTTTTGCAAAGATTGTTACGCGAAGGCCGAAGTTGTTGATGTTGATGGCATGATTGCCACCGTACGCTTCACGTCGCCGCTCCTGTCTTCAATGAAAGCTTTGGCCAGCGCCATCGACGAAGATGAAGATTCGATCTTCTGGATGTTCCTCTAATTCGTAGGGCTGTTCAATAAGTAAGTGAGTAAGGGGGCCCTAGCGGTCCCCTTTATCGTTAGGAGGTGAAATGAACATTTTCTTTCTTGACCCAAGTCCTATCGGTGCTGCATCAGCACTTTACGCTCGTCATAAGCTCAAAATGCTTGTTGAATCCACGCAGCTTTTATGTAACGCAGTTCGACACAATTGCCCTCAAAAGTTCGATGATGACATTATCTACTCAGTGACCCACGACAATCATCCGTGTTCAATTTGGGCACGTAGTTCGTTGTCCAACTTTTTGTGGCTCTATGACCACGCACACCACTTGACGATACACTACTCATGCAAGTATGGAAAACGCCACAAATGCTATGATGTTTTGCAGTACATCAAAAGCTTGCACATGGATTTTGACAAAATTGAATTGACTGAGCCCCCTCAATGTATACATGAAAGATACAAAACAAGCAATCCTATTGCTGCCTATCGAATGTACTATGTTGCTGAGAAGGGGCACATTTTTGATACTAACTGGGGCGATTCAATTGCGTGGGGTCCTGGATGGGCTGAAGGTGCACCAAGCTTTCCAACAAACTCAGTGCACCGTTCGATGTTAATTACGGGGTTTGAGGATCTTCTACCAAATCTTGTTCCGGCTCATCATCCAAAATGAGCCAAGTGATATCTGCAAGAACTGCAGGGCGCACGGTAATGAGTTCACCATTGCGAGTTAGTCTGTTTTTCTTTACAGGTTGGAACTCAATCTCGACGACCTCTTGGTTCAACTCAGCCAAAGCTTCACGAAGTTTCTCTTCGTCAAACCCATCATTGTATTCGCCTTTTGACTCGGTCGTTGGCTTAACCTTGAAGGCCTTTTTGAAAAGGTTGTTGCGAGTGTAGTCTGCAGTTTCAGCGACATCATTGAAGGCCTTAATGACCTTTGCAATACGAAATGCTGGCGAAAGGTCAAGTTCCATTTCAGACAGTGCCTGTAGTGAACCACGCGAATCCATCAATTTGCCAAGTTTGATTTGTACCTTGCTCATCAATCCTCCTTTTGAAAGAGCTCTTCCCAAAGCTCAATTAAATCATAACTCAACGTATGCAAAATGTAACAAAAAGATGCCACTCTGCAAAACTCATCGACACGTCGTTCCTGGCTGACGCGTGGTGCGCAATTCAAAAACTCACTGTTTACAAACACGCAAAGCTGTGATAGAATAGATTTAGGAAACAGTACAACAAATTCAAACAAGGAGCACTTAAATGAAAACCCATCGTGAAACTCAAATCCTCGCAGTTATTGAATCGGCTCAAGATGTTGCGAAGTCAGTTGCGACCCTCAATGAAGAGATTTTTCCTCTCAACGAAAGTCTTCGCTCTGGTAAGTTGAAGGGTTACACGAGTGGAATGTACGTGGTCATTAGCGTACGTTGCAGTGAAAAGTATCGCTTCATCATGACTGTGACTGCGATGACGTCAGAGAACATTCGTCAGTTCACTGATGCCAATGTTAAGTGGGTAAACTATCATCGTTCACTTATTGGTCTTGAAAAGTCTGACTCACCTGAAGTTGTTCTTGAGCCACAGCACGAAGTGCCATCCGCTGCCAAGCCTGAAGAAAAAGTTGAGAAAGAGCGCCCCTACTATTACATCAGTGAAGAGCACAAGGAAGTCGCAGAGTTTAGTGTCGCAATGCTCAAAATCAACCCTGCCAGACCTATCAAAATTTTGGCCTATGGTGAAAGCGGCTACGGTAAGACAACACTCGCTCAGCACATCGCACACATCTCTGACATGGATTGCTTCCGCATGAACTGCGCAACCGTTCGTGACCCTGAGGAATGGTTCGGTCAGCGCTCTGCGAAAGATGGCACCACCTTCTTCGAGAAGTCAACGTTCATTCAAAAAGTTGAAGCTGGCAACTGTGTCATCATTTTGGATGAATTCAATCGTATGGAGCCATGGGTTGGCAACAGTCTTTACCCGATGATGGACGATGATGCACACACCACCATCATGAACGAAGTTGTTCGTGTTGGACCAAACGTCATCTTCTTCGCTACAGTGAACCTTGGCTTCGAGTACAGTGGCACCTTCAGTATGGACGCAGCTATGAGCAATCGTTTCAACTTCTTCGTCGAAGTAGGTGAGTATGACCAAGCTGTTGAGTCCACGATCGTTATGAAGCGGTTCCCTAACATCAAGAGTACTCGTATCGTTTCTCAGATCGTTGAAACTGCTCGAGCAATCCGTCGCTTGAAGTTGATTGGTTGTACGCTTCGTACGATCATCCAGGTTGCCGAAGCTGTTGAAGCTGGCATGTCGGTTCGCAAAGCTTGGCAGCATGTGTTTGTTTATCGTTGCCCTCAAGATGGCTCCACGAATGTTCGTAAGGAAGTGATCGACATTATCAACTCCAAGTGTGGTTCCCTCTAGTCTGAAACTCATCGAGGATGACTTGCTGGCTGACGCACGGTGAGTCATCCCAAAACTCGCTATTTACTTTTGAACCAAGCTGTGATAGAATAGATACATAAGCAGCAACAAAAGTAAACGAAAGGTACAGATGATGAATCTCACAAATTGGTACAAAGGTTTAAGAATCCCACAGTTTAGAGATCAACGAGAAATGAAAGTGTTTGCTACTTCGATGGTCTCAGCTTTCAGTATCACAGCAGGCAAAACATTGGATGTATCACCTCAATTCATTTTGACAACCGATGTTGACACTGCAGCAATCGACTTAGACAAAATGAAAGTCTTCATTGGTCTTGATATTCTCAACACCGACCCAAACAAACGGCCTAACTCAAGAGCTAACGAAGAAAGTGCACTCACTACGATTTTTGGAATGATATTTCACGAATCGATGCACTTCATCTACACTAGTCGCAAACTTGAGCAGATTGCAAAAGAGCTTGAAGTGAAGAATGAGCAGCTTTTTGTTACAGTGAACAACATCTGCGAAGACTACTATATTGATGATGTCTTTATCAAAACAATGGCGCAGTACGTGTGGACCTACGAAGAACGCTTCGCATACTTCTTCTCAGTTGACAAAGCACGCGAACACTTCGAAGAGTTCTTGAGTGAGCCTACAACGGCAAACTTTATCAAAGTGCTCATTTCGCTGAAGAACCCTGAAGCTCGCCGCTTTATGAAGAAACTTGCACCTGAACACCTCACGATTGCGCAGTTGGCTCTCTCTTCGATGGAAGAACACGATCGTGAAAAGCGCCCACTGATTGCTCACGAAGTGTACAAGCTTCTTTTGGAAGACACTGAGGAAAGCACTGAAGAGCAAATGTCTGAAGCTGCTGGCGAAGATGGTGAGGAGTTACTCACTGCTGAAGAAATGGAAAAGCTCGACGAAACAATCGAGATTGACTCCACGATGGTTATGCACAACACAGGTTCAGATGCTGGTGGTTTGATTGAAATTGTTCCTCATGTTAAGGACGTAGTTTCCATGGCTTATGAGGCACACATTGGAGGCCCATCGAGTATGAAGATGACCATCGATACTCGGTACCTTGAATTTGCAAAGCTTCTCAAAGCACACAGTGAAACAGCAACTTACTGGACACCACCATCGCATCACGGTCGTCACATTCGCTCAGTAAGTCGTGTTGCCACAGACAGCAAACTGTTCTCGACAAAAATCGTCGATCAAGGTATTGGTCCTCAAGAGATTTTGATTCTTGTTGACTGCTCAGGTTCGATGGCATCAGGGCGGAACATCTGGACGGCGATTGAGGCGGCTTACGCTGCAGCTTCGAGCTTAGAGAGTGCGAGACATTCAGTTGCAGTGTATGGTCACACAGCGGACTACGATACAGTGAATGATTTTGCATCAACAATTCTTTATCGCTTCAAAGGCTTTAGTGAATCTTTTGCTTCAGTGAAAGTTCGCTTCGAACACTTCTTCAAGTACGCCAACATATACCTGTACAACAACGATGATGAGCTTGCAATTTTGGAAGTATCGAAGAGATTCACACCAGTGCGCAACAAGAAGACATTGATTGTCATTAGTGATGGTTCACCAGCTTCTTATCGCGGACCAGACATCAAGAGCACCGCTGCAGCCGTAGCAAAAGTACGAAGTAATGGTATTGGTGTTGTTAGCATCTCAATCGAGAAGGACGCCGTACGCACCAACAATCAAATCTATGGTGAGAAGTTCAATGTCGATAATGGTGACCCGAACGTTGTGATGGAAGTAATTCGTAAAATCGCTCAGTTCTAAATTTTACAGTCTCCCCCGACTGTGTTATAATATTCTCATACGAAAGGAGGTGATGAGTTATGTAACCTCTAACCTTCAGTTGAAAAGTTCAATGTCAATGTGTAGTCTCAATCAATCAGTTAAGGAGCAAACAAATTATGGCACGCAAAATTTCTGTAGGCGCAAAACCGAGCACTGGTGGTGGTAATGGTGGCGGATGGTGGGGACCGAAAGCTGACGAGATTCATGAGGTAACCCTCCTCGCCTCCGATGCTGAGATCGTTAGTGTTGATCAATGCACTATCTGGGAGATCAACCCAGCCCCCTCATGGGTTTACTGTGGTTCCGACGATCCTTCCCACGACCTCGGCATTAAGCCCGGCTATCGCGCCTTCATTCCTGTTTTGGTCAAAGGTGATGAAGAACAAAAGCCTCGCATCTGGTCCATGCCGATCAGCGCCCATCGCGCCCTCTGCGACATCGCTGAGATGCAAGACCTGAAGGGCCTCGTTGTGAAGGTCAAGAAAACAGGCACTGGCATAAAGACTAAATACACCATCGTCTCGACCGCCCGCGTCGTCAACATCAAAAAGGTTGAAGACATTCCAAGCTCTGAAGACATCATCAGCCGCCTCGGCCCTGAGACTCGCGAGGGTATCATTGCAATGATTGAAGAACGCGCTGGTCGCAAATGGAAAGAGATCGTTGGTGGTGGCAGCAAGGCCGACGATGACGACGTGGAGGAGCTTTAGTTTATCACGTTAATTGTCGATGTATTGTAATGCCAATCACTAAATGAGAGGAGCTGCAGATACTATGCGCAAAGGGTCTAAGCACACTGAAGAGTCCAAGGCGAAAGTGTCTGCGGCTCAGGCTGGCAAACGTCACACTGAAGAAACAAAAGTTCGAATGTCAGAGGTTAAGCAAGGAAAGCCTAAAAGCGAAGAGGCAAAAGCTAACATGTCGAAAGCGCAAAAAGGCTTACCTAAGAGTGCTGAAACTAAAGCTAAGATGTCTGAGTCTCACAAGGGCCTCAAAGCATCTGACGAGACAAAAAAGAAGATGAAGAGAAGTAGACGCAAACATGGTAGAGCCACAGTTAACTGGCACAACGTCGAAATGCCTGATGGCAGTATTCAAAAGGTACAAGGTACGTATGAATTACGATACGCTCGTTATCTTTTGTCACAAGGACTTACATTCATTGCTCAGCCAAAGCCAAGCCTCAAATACACTGATCAATTTGGAGGTACGCGCAAGTATAATCCTGATTTTTGGGTGCACTCACTGAGCAGCTATGTAGAGATCAAAAGCACATACACTCTTGGCCTCAGAGGTGCTCGTAAGAAGCTAGAGATGGTGCAAAAAGCTGGCCATCCATTGATCATTTTGACAGAAGTCGAGCTCAGCGAGATGGGTATCGATATGAAGTCAAAGATTGAGTGAAGCGAATAAGTAAGTGCCTACAGTGTATTCAGAGCTCTTCCCAAGGCTTGTAGGCGCTTACTCATTCATTGATAAGGAGTGATGAAATGACACGTAAAATTTCGCTTGGAAAGGCCCCTAAGAATGCTGCTACAGTGGACAAGCTATTTTGGACAATCCCGTCTAACTCCACAGTCACAGCGAAAATCCTCGTTGATGCTGACCATCTCGTTGATGGTTACTTTTGTCAACATAACGGTAAGCTTTGGGCTTACTCTGGCGATGAAGACCCATGTCATGACCTTCAAGATGTTGAACCTCGCTTTTCAATCTTACTGCCATGCCTAATCAAAACGCCAACGGGCAAAGAGTTTAAGGTCATACGAGGGCCACAGGCAATCGCAAAACAGATTGAATCATTAGCCACAACCAACAATCTCAGAGGCCTTCTCGTAACCATCACGCGCAAAGATGAGCGTTTTGCAAAGTACACTGTCACCCCCACTGGACAGAGAGCAAAAGTTGAAGAGGACCAAGATGAATTGGTCGCAGACATCTTAAGCAAAATCAAACAGGGCGATTCGCGAGAGATCGCTGAATGGCTCGGAATCAACAAAAACATTACGGAGGAAACACTATGAACCAACAAGATAAGAATCAGGTCGATGTCGCTGGTGAACTTGGCGCCCTACTGATGTGGCAAGACAAGTTGAGTGCCACCCTTGGCGTGTATGACATGCCAAAAGAAGAGGCCATCAAGGCCATGATCGAGTGCCTCGCAGTTGAGTCTGCTGAAACGCTCGCACACTTTTTGACGAAGACGAAGCCATGGAAGCCTCAGGTTGTGAACATGGACGAGGTTAAGGAAGAGGCCATCGACATCCTTCACTTCCTTTTGGCCTTCTTCAATCTGATGGAGATGGGCCCTGATGCCATCGTCGAAGAGTATCGTCGTAAGAACCTCATCAACTACGAGCGTGTTGCCGCAAAGATGGCCGCTCTGAAAGCGAGTCAAAATGAAGCCAAGTGAGATTTGCACCAACTGCAAGGTGTGTGGTCCTTCGCTCACACCTATCGCAGAAGGCAGCGCAAAGCTCATTCAAGGTGATGTTGAAGCGCGCACCTTGGTCATCATGAATTATCGCGAGGATTGGGAAGAAGTTCTCAAGAAGTTGATGGGCAAGGTGCCTTACGCAGTGACCTTCGCAATGCGCTGTTCGCCATCGTCTGATGTACCTGCTCAGCGGATAAATTGCTCCATCTTTACTCGTCAACTCATCTGGGCCTTCGATGCTTTTGTAGTTGAAGGTGACTGTGCAGACGATTTGTTTGTTGGAGCCAACCGAGAAAGCGGTATATCATCATCTTCTCTGGGGCCTGTAGTGTTTATCAACTCATTTGTTGGGCTTCGTTCATCAGACTATGGCCGCTTTTGTTCGGCAATCACGACGATGCAAGAGCTCAAAAGTGGACGTGTTTTAAGAAAGGCGGTTATTCGATGAATCACATTTGCGTTATGGGTGAAGGACACGTTACTCATCTTGTTGCACACAATGCCGCCACGAATGATCAGCTCATCGTCTCGCGCTTTTCTGTTGAGGCTCACAAAGTTGTTGATTTGATGCCGAAGTACTTCGTGAGTTGCTGGGTGCCCAGAGCAGACCTTTACGTCATCGTCCAAGATAAGTGGCCCTCTGTCTTCTACTACGAAGATGTCGTCGAGCGCTACGGCAATGACCAAAAGGTGCTCTACATTGGCGAGAATATGGAAGTTTGTGCTGAACACGCACGTCGCTGGGGTAAGCCGGTCGCTTTTGGTTTATTCGACTATAGTGCACATGCGACGAGTATGCGACTTGACGTAGGACTTCCTTCTGGCTCCGAGGGTCAAGACTATCTCGAGTTGATTGGCCAAGCTTTTGGTAATATCGAGCGCCTGCGTTATACGAGTTTGGCAGCATTGTACACAGTTCATACATTCTACAAAAGCGCGTTCAATGTTTGGCCTCAAAACTCATCGTAGCGTCAATCAGCGACGACACGTGGTCACCTTTGCAAAAACTCATCGTTTACTTTTGACTCAGACTGTGATAGAATAGATGTAGAGCAGTAAGTCAAAAGTAACGAAGGAGAAAGTAAGATGATTAAGGTAGTTCTCGATATCATGTGCGAAACGCAGAACGAGTTGATCGTAGCCACAGAAGAGGCTAAAGCGAAAGGTGTGAAGCTGAGTGTGTTGCAGCATGAAGGTCCAGGAGGTAACTGGCCAGAGATTGAACTCAGCGGTGATGATACTGCGGTCACTGACCTTCTGCGTGAATGGGGCTTCGAACTAGAAGACGTACTAATCGTTGAATGAGTTGTCTAATGGGAGGGCCTAGTGCCTTCCCTTATCTTTTGGAGGCATCATGTGATAACAATCATTTTCAATCCATATAGTGGTGGCTTTCGTCCATTTGCGCGTTATTTACATGATTGCTCAATTTACGGTGTTGTGCCAATACAACTAGAAGACGTGAATGGCGAACAGTACCACGAGATTACTGGGAAGTCAGAAATTGCTTTAAAGCTGATAGGGATATTTGGCAAAACACCAGAGAGTGGCGACGTAGAGGTTGTAGAAGGGAACTGGAATGGCAGCTAGAAGACGTATATTCATCGTCTTCTTTAACGAACAGGAGGTAGAAGAGGCTGTTGTGATGGCTATTGGTGGCTCACTCAAAAAGGCAAAAGCATTAGCACTTGAAGCCTACGATGAGCTGAATAAAGCCTATCCTATGCAGACTCAACGACCAATCGAATGGGAAGAAGATGGTGATACAAGCACCTCAGGTTGTTGGTTTATCGAGCGTTTTTGGTTAGATGAAATAGTGAAAGGAAACTCTCAATGAAAGTAACAGTTATTGGCATTGGGCACATCGGTCTTCCGCTGGCCCTCACGATTGATAAGAACACGACGTTTCAGGTCCAAGCATTCGATGTTAACGAGGATGCTCTCGCTCAGCTTATCGTGCGAAGCGCGAACTTCATGGAAGACGGCATCGATGAGCTTCTTCAAACACACCAAGTTCACACGACGACCTTCATCCAAAAGAGTGAAGTGTACATCGTGACTGTTGGCACCCCAGTGTCGAATCACTTCCAGCCTGACACCTCAATGGTTAGCGACGTCGTTTGGCATCTTTTTGAGCAAAAGTTGATGGATAAGTCGCTGCTTGTTTTGCGCTCAACTGTGCCCATTGGCTACACCATGAACATCGCCGAGCGCGCACTCGTTGACTACGGTATGGTCATCAATGACGACTATTACTTAGCCTATTGCCCAGAGCGTATCGCGGAGGGTGTTGCACTGAAGGAGCTTGAAAGTCACCCCCAGCTGATTGGCACGGACTCTGTATACGATGCCAGCTACTATGCGGCACAAGCAGTTTTCCGATGGGTACCGTGCCACTCGATGACCTTCAAAGAAGCAGAGTTTGCGAAACTGGCAACAAATACATACCGTGCAATGCACTTTGCAGTGGCCTCCTATCTGCAGATGGCTGGGATGAAACACGGCGTTGACTTCATCAGTGTCCGCGACACAATGATGGAAGGCTATCCGCGTCTTAAGCATCTTCCAAAACCTGGCTTTACTGCCGGCCCATGTCTTCGCAAAGATTTTGCTATGCTTGGCCGTCCAGGAGACTTGGCTTTTCAAAGCTATATGGTCAATGAAGAGTATCCACGATGGGTCGCTGAGACATCCGTGTGGAAGGGTGCAAAAGTTGTTATCTTAGGTGCCGGATTCAAAGATAACTCAGATGACGTGCGTGACAGCCTCGTAGAGACTCTGTTTGTTGAAGTACGGCACATTACTGGTGAAGACCCAATTGTTGTCGATCCGGCCCTACCGTACTGGCATCGCTATACGTTCTCTAACGGCGAAGTCTTCGTGAACAATGATGTTGAGTTTTTAGATGGAAAGCAAGTCGACGTGGTGATCTTCGGCAACCCGCTATCGCAACATTTAGATACGCTAGAGCCAATCCTTCGTCGTGGTGCCATCTTTGTCGATCCTTCTGGATATTTTGCCGACTATCAACTCAACACAGCACTCAACATCATGTAAAACTCATCGAGGCGTCGCTCCTGGTTGACGCGTGGTGAGACTTTCCAAAACTCGCTATTTACATTTGGTTAAGATTGTGATAGAATAAATATGTAAGCAGTAACAATCTTAACCAAAAGGAGACAGTTATGAAAAGCCCAGTTACATTCCACTTCACTTTCACAGTTACGGGTCAATGGTCTTGTTCCTTCTCAGTTTTCTCTTCAGTTAATCGTCGTGAAGACGGCAATTGGTTGGCCATGAAATCTGAGGCCGAACAAAAAGCTCGCCAACGAGTATCTGAAAAATGGCCACAACCATTCTTTACGATTACTGATGTCGTTTGCGTAGAAATGTCTCACGATGGCGTTATCATTATCAAACCATAAGTCAAGGGGCTTCGGCCCCTCTTTTCGAAAGGAAACATCACACTATGGAACCAACAACAGTCTTAGTTACAGGTGATCGTGGCTTTATTGGCACGTACATCGTCGAGGAGCTACTCAACGCAGGGCACAGGGTAATCGGTGTCGACAATGATTCGAAGTACGGCCCTCAGTCAAAATTTTACGACACAAGTCCGAACTATGTCCACTACACCTTTGATGTGCGAGATGAAGCTCGTCTGTTTAGCGTCATGAATCACCACCAAGTCAAGCGCTTCATCTTCGGCGCTGCACTGATCGGCGGTATTCCGTACTTTCACCGCTTTCCGTACACACTTTTGGCGACTAACGAACAAATCCTTGCCAGTGAATATAACGCAGCGATTCGTGCGTCAGAGGCTTATGGTGTTGACCGAACCCTCGTCGTTAGTAGCTCAATGGTGTTCGAGAATACGTACGGTTGGCCGTCGTATGAAGGTGATGAACTGAACTGCCCACCGCCTTCAAGCTCCTATGGCTTCCAGAAGCTCTCCTGCGAATACTTCGCTCGCGCTGCTTTTGATGAGTTCGGCTTATGGTACACCATCGTTCGCCCATTCAATTGCGTCGGCATCGGTGAGAAGCGCGCTTCAGTTGACCACGAAGTTGAGAGTGGCAACATAAAACTCGCGATGTCTCACGTCGTGCCTGACCTCATTCAAAAGTGCGCAAAGGGTCAGATGCCCCTACACATTCTTGGTGATGGTTCACAAGTGCGTCACTACACCTACGGCGCTGACTTGGCAAATGGTATCGTCACGGCGCTCTTTCATCCAAATGCAGTCAACAACGACTTCAACCTTTCATCGTCGGTGTCAACCACTGTTTTGGAGCTCGCTTCGAAGATTTGGAATTGGTATCATCCGAACGAAGAACTTCAAATTGAGCACGATGAACCCTATCCCTACGACGTGAAGATGCGCATTCCTTCTACAGAGAAGGCAAAACGCGTCCTTGGTTGGGAAGCAAAGACGAGCCTTGATGAAATGCTCGAAGTCGTCATTCCGTGGGTCGATTTTCAAGTCAAGGAAGGAAAGATTTAATGAGCACCACAGGTTACATCTTCGGAGGTCCAGATCGCTCTGGCAAAACGACAATCGCGAAAGCGCTCGCTGCTACGATTGGTGCGCAGTACTACAAGAACGAGAATCAGCGCGAGTTCTTCGAAAAGCGGCCCAATGAGTTCAAATTGCTCACAGAATACCAAGCACCGTCTTTTGTTCACTTTTTGGAGAACGTCACCATTCCAGGTGGCGTCGTGATTGATCGTTTCACTCCTTGTGAGTTTGCTTACTCGGCGGCTTATGAACGTGAGACGAACATCCCACTCATTATGGACGTTGATTGGCGTCTCGCGCAACTTGGCTTCATTTTCGTGATGTGCTTCAAGACCGAATATCCTGATTGGGATGACGAGTTGGTTGCAAAAGAAAAAGTGGCGTCGCTGATTCACAATTACCTTCGTTACGCGCAGATCACCTCGATGCAATTCGTGATTCTCAACACGACCAATCAGGACCTTCAATCTCAACTTTCGCTAATTCTCAATAAGCGTGTTTATGTCGCAACTGGAGGTAGATAATGAAACGAATGCTCTATGTTCTTCAACAGTCGATTCTTGACAACGATCGCAATTGGCTAAGCGCTGACTCAAATATCAACATGGCATCTGGCTTCTTTCGTGCTTGGATGGCCCACAATGACATGGAAGGGTACGAGGTCGATGTGATGATTGCGCCCATCGTTTCTTTTGGCGACATCGTCGAGTACAGTGAAGTGTTTCCAACTCACCCACGGTTGAACTTCATCCAGACACCGATGACTCGCAATGCTGCTCTCAACCGCCTTGACTTTCGTAGTTGGTCTTGGTCGCAAATCATTCAAAATCGCCACTACGATGTCATCATCACTTGTGTGCCTGAGTGGATTCTCGGTATTAAGACTACCTACGACACGATGAAAATTGCGCCACCTAAGATTGTCGCTCAATGCTTTTGGCTTGACACTCCGATGATTGGTGAGCCAAAACAGCCAGAACATCTGACACTTCAGTATCGTCAAGCTGAAGGCTTCGCACTCGCCGACTTAGTTGTCTTTACCTGCCAATCCACCAAGAATGCCTGGCTTCAAAATGCCATCAAACTTCTGGCGCCTAAGCCAATCACTGAGATTATGGCTAAGATGACTGTCTGGGACTTTGGTTATTCGCAAGCTGAGGTAGATGAAATGATCGGTGGCGGCACAATGCGGCGTGTGAACGACATCGTGCGGATTGGCTTCCTGAACCGCATGGGTAGTGATGGCTACACAAACGCACCAATCTTTATCGAAGCTGTACGCATTTTGAAGAGTGACCCTGAGTACGCAGACAACTTTGAGGTCGTCTTCACCAACCCTTCAAAACGCGTCAGTGAGCAATGGCTTAAGGATAATGTTGCGAATTTTGTGTCGTTCATGGACGGCAAAACATTGTCACGCAAAGAGTACTTTCAGTTCCTGTATGAGTGCGACGTCACGGTTCACCTCTTCGTAAAAGAGCGCTATGGCGGTTGCGCACTTCGTGAATCGATTGCTTCTGGCAACTACGCAGTCGTTGCAAGTTGTCATGAGCAAGAAACACTTGTGAAAGATCGCAACCTTCGTGTCAGACCTGAAGACTTAACACCAGAAAATGTTGCTGATGCACTGCGCTACGCAATTGATGTCGTGCTTGAGCGCAACTTAGATGAAAACGTTCTGGACCGCGCCTATGAACGACGTGATGACATGCGCTCTGCAAACTACACTCGATGCAGTTTTGAGCAGACGACAAAAACTGTCCTCAATGACCTCGTAAAACTCATCGACGCGTCGTCGTAGGACGACACCAGGGCACACTTTCCAAAACTCACTATTTACTTTTGAACCAAGCTGTGATAGAATATATGTAGAGCAGTAGTTCAAAAGTAGATAGTGAAAAGGAAAGAACAATGAACATTAGCAAAGTTTACCTTCACGGCACAAATGATCGCAAATTTATCGTCGAAGACATTCACGTTCATTTGAACTTTGATGGCATCATGGAAACACGAGCGATCATCCGCTTCATTGGTGGATTCTACGATGGTAAGACAAGCAACATTATCATCACCGCAGATTTTCTTTCCAAACTGACCGAAGTTACAGAGTAATGTTGAAGGGAGACCAGTGAGTCTCCCAAAAGGAGTTTTATGTACACAGACTACAATGGGCTCGTTGATTTTATTCGCGAGAATGGTTCAAAAGTAGGCCCTCGTGGTAAGTTGACCACAGAGGTTATTGGTGCAACAATTACGGTTCCAGGTGACTTGTTCATCTTTCGTAGTGGCGCCAACCGCCGTATGATTGCAATGGAAACGTTTATGTTGTTGGGCGGCTTTTTTGACCTTGACGCATTCAGCTACGTGTGTTCTGCTAAGGCGGTAGAGATGCTTTCAAAACAGTCTGACTACGGCCCTCGTGTCATGCAAAAGGGCAATTTCGATCGCGCTGTTGTAGAGTTGCTGAAAGATGAAGCAACGAGACGCTCGATTATTTACTTCAATAACCGTAACCAACCACATGATGACATTGCCTGCACAACATCGATTCAATTTTTTGTTCGTGACAACACAATTAGCGCAGTGGTCAATATGCGCTCCTGGGATGTTGTGTTTGGTCTACCAGCAGATTTGTTTATGTTCGCCAATCTTTTGCAACTGATGTCACGTCGTGGTCGTGGGTATCATATTGGCGACATCATCGTTCAAGTTGGCTCATTGCATCTTTACGAATCTACTGAAGAACTTGCTTTTCAGAAAGACTTGGCTACATTCGAAACAAACTACTTTTACCGTCATACCGATGACCCAGACTTTTTCGTAAAGGCCGTGGATGAGCTGAAGACCCTCAAGTCAAGCCCACTAGACTTTTGGAACTTTAAGTCTCAAGACGGCGATTATTATCCAATTCACATCGGAGGTATCTAATGACTGACCATGAAGAATGGGATGCAGCTGCAAAGAACGTTGCGTCGCTTATTGAAAATGGCAATCCACTCGTTGCCCTGAAGTCTTTGCTTCTTTTGGTTCGCTTTGGCTTAAAGATTCGTCTCAGCGACTACGGAGCACAGCGCTTAATCGGCTTGATCAATTACTTTCTCGTTAAGTACCTCGGAGGCTAAATGTGTAATAGTAAAATACCGCGCACGACGCATCTTCATGTACACACTGAAGCAAGCCCAGATGGATTGACTCCAGTAGATAATTTAGTTGCTCGTGCTGCAGAACTTGGCTACGATGCTCTTGCAATGACAGACCACGGCACCTTAGCAAACGCCATCTCTTTTTGGTCTTTATGTGTTGAGAAGAAAATTAAGCCTATCATTGGCCTCGAGGGTTACCTCTTGTGGAATGGAGCGCGGCACCACATCACGCTCAACTCAATGAGTCAAAAGGGGTTGATGAACTTAATCGATCTTTCAAATGCCGCGCATCGCAACTACACTAGCGGCTATCCGCTGATGACACTGGACATGATGCAAGAGTACAATGAAGGCATTGCACTATTTACTGGCTGCCCAGCATCTCCAATCCATGCTGGCACCTTTGCTGATGGCGCCAACTTCGTTGGTACGATGAGTGACATTTTTGCGCATCGTGTTTGGGTTGAGATGATGTTCGTGCTCGATGACGACTTCACGAGTCGCCCCTACGAGTATGCAAAGCGCTTCAACTTGCCGTGTGTCGTAACGAATGACGTGCACTTTCCTCTAAAGTCTCAGTCACGCTCGCATGTCATCATGACAGAATGTCGCAAGGGCTACAGTTACAACTCACAGCGCCTTTGGTTAAAAAGCTGTCAAGAGATGCTCACAGAAGGGTCCAAAATCTTCGATCCTGAACTCGTTGTTCGATGGATGGAAACGGCCTACGACTTTAGCGCCAACGTTGAACAGGCTCAACTGATGAGTAAGCCTACACTGCCAGGTGCTGAAGAGCTTGAAGACAACTTTTGGATGAAGGTTCGTGACAACTTCAAAACTTATCTTGCTGAAAACCCTGGTCGTCGCTCAGAAGCAGAAGAACGCTACCACAAAGAGATTGCAGTTTTGGTCAAATTAGGCTTCGTAGACTACTTTGTCATTCTTGAGGACATCATTAGCTGGGCTCGTTCAAAAGGCATTATGATTGGTCCTGGACGTGGTAGTGCTGCTGGTTCATTCATCTCTTATCTGTCACGCATCACTGACATTGACCCATTGAAGCACGGCCTCTACTTCGAGCGTTTCTTAAACGCGTCTCGTAAAGAGTACCCAGACATTGACGTCGACATCGAATCAGTGCGTCGTGGTGAAGTGATTGAATATGCCAAAATGCGATGGGGCGCTACACCAATCGCCACCTATGCTCACTACTCTCACAAGAGTCTTGTTAACGACCTCGGTCGTGTTTTGAAGATTGACCAGGAACTCACGAAGAAGGCCTCTGAAGCCGACGTTGAAAGCGAAGCTTTTGAGAACTTTGCTGCTGCCCACGTTGATGTTGTTCCTGCATACACAGCAATGGATGGACAGATGCGCCATGCAGGTAAGCATGCTGGCGGTGTCGTCATCACTGAGCAAAAGATACCCATCGAAATGATTGGTGACACATTGGTTGCTGCCTGGACTGAAGGTTACGACAAGCAACTCTCAAAAGCTGGCGTCGTTAAGTACGATCTTCTTGGTCTCACTGCACTCTCGCAGCTTAAGCAGATGCGCGAAAAGATTGGCTTTACTGATGACATTCCAGAAGAGGCGCCTGAAGCCATGGCCATCTTTTGTAACGGTGAAACGTTAGGCATCTTTCAATGGACTGGCTCTGATGGCATTCGTAATCTCACAATGAAGATTGCGCCTAAACGATTCACGGACCTCGTCGTGATCAATTCGCTTTACAGACCTGGTGCTCTCGATGCTGGTACTGCAGAACTCTATCCGTCACTTGAGGGTAACCCACGCCTCATCCACCCACTTATTGACGAGATTTTGCTTGAGACTCGTGGCGTCATTGTCTTTCAAGAGCAAGTGATGGCCATCATTGCAAAAGTTACTGGCATTACTTTTGAAGAATCTGACATGGCACGTCGACTTATCTTCAAGCCTCGTCCTGAGAATCCAGACTGGGTCAAGCAAGCACAAAAGATGAAAGATGACTTTTATGCTGGTGGTTCAAAACAAGGTGTGTCTAACGCAATCCTCAATCAACTGTGGGATGAGATTCTAACACACACGCGCTACTCATTTGTCAAAGCACATGCAACAGCTTACGCCCAGATTGCTTATGAGATGGCATGGTTCAAAGCAAATCACCCTGAAGTCTTCTATGCGGCCATGCTTGAACATGACGCAGAAAACGTTCAATCTTATCTTCTTGAGGCAGCGTATCGTGGCATTGAGATCGTGCGTCCACACATCAATCGGCCACTCAGCACTTACGAATCTGAACCTGGCAAATTGTACTTACCACTAAGCGTCGTGAAGTTTTTGAGTCCAGACAGCGCGAATGCTATCGTTCAAGAACTCAACAAGAAAGGCGCCTACTTGAGCATCGAGGACTTTCGTGGACGCATTCCAAAACGCACATGTAATTCACGTGCATGCAAATATCTTTGGGCTGCTGGCGCCTTTGACCACCTCTCAGGTGACATTGAGTCTCTCTTCAAAAATGAAGATAAAGAGACAAAGCAAGAACTTGAGCTTGAAGCTTTTGGCTACAACGTTCCAACGACTGCTATGGCTCGTTACATCTTCAGCCGTTCAACTGACGAGAATCCTGTAGGGTTCGTGTACTCTTGGAAGGACAAGAAGAATAAGCGTGGAAAGCGCTATCGAGTTTATCATCTTCGACCCTTTGGTTCATTTTGGACAGATGATGACACGAAGATGGAGAAGATTCACAAAGGCGACATCTTGAGCGCCGAGAAGAATGGTTGGGGTAAGGCTATTGCTATAAAGCGTGTCAACATTAAGTAGGAGCGTAACATGAATAAGCTCATCACAAAAAGTTTGCAAGAAGGCGAAGCAGGTTTTATTCTGCGCTTCCCTAAACCATTACAGAATGAGTTTGAGTTGAAGCAGACAGAGTGGATTGCGCAGTACTTCATTAAGCACGGGTCACTGCCATCGCTTGTGCGTTTCAGTGCAGAGTTTCCTTACTTCTTGCCAGTCAACAGTGAAGACCCACTCACTGACCTTTTTGACACTGAGCTTGCTCATAAACGTAACGTGTTGTTTCGCGCAAAAGTTGCCGAGAAGCAAGCAGAAATTCTTGGAGGGTCAGACCCTTTAGGAATGGTCACTGAGCTTTACGGCGCTTTTGCGATCAACAGCACGGGCACCGTGTCTTCCTCATCATACGACAGAACGCAGTACTTTGAGGAACGACCGATGTACTCTTATGGAGTGACGTTTATTGACAGCTCGACTGGAGGCTTAGTTGGTGGTGACCTCACGTACATCGTAGGACGCCCTGGTTCAAACAAAACGACATTTGCTGAGTGGCTTGTAACGGGTTGGAGACTTGAAGGCAGAAGGGTTCTGTACATCTCGAATGAAAACCTGGCGTCTGAAGTGATGCCAAAACTTGATTCATTCATGGGTGGATGGAACCCAATCCAACATCGCTATCGTCGTTATGACGCACGAACTCGCCAGCTTATCTTTCAAGTTGACAAGTACAGTCGCTTAATGGATGGCGAAATTATCGTGCCAGAGGAACCTGCTTTCACGACGACTGAAGTGGCCAACTACATTACGGAGTATTCGCCAGACATCGTTTTGATCGATGGTGTGTACCTCATGAATGAAGGCAAACGAGCAGTAACGACTTGGGAGGACGTGACTGCAGTGAGCCGTGGTATTAAGCGTCTTGCTCGCAAAACAAAGCTTCCATTCATTGGCGTCATTCAGGCTAACCGTGAAGCTGAAGGACAGCTTGTGAAGAGAAACAATGTTGCTCATGCAGACGCATTTTTGCAAGATGCTGACACAATCATTTCACTCAATAAGAATCAAACGAGTGGTAAGGTGATTGGTCAAGTTCTTAAAAGTAGATGGGGAGCGACACTCCTGAACACTACTTTTGAGATGGCAGTCAATTTTGATTCAATGACTATCGGATTCACGGATGAAGTTACAGAAGTTGTGGAAGACGAGAATTGGTAATAAGGAGAACTTGAAAATGGTAAAAGATAACTCAAAAGAAATTTGCATTCACCAATATGACGACGAAGGCAAATGGTCTGTCGAGGTGTATAACAACAGCCATGTTAGTTCGATTGCGAAGCGTTGTGGAATGACGAAAGTGCCCACACCATACGACGGCGATGTTTGGGAAGGTAACGGCAAGCAAATGGCCTACTTTTTCAGACTTTTGAGCGGAGAGAACGTTAGGGTGCCTAAAAAGACCTCGAAAACAGACGGCGGTGACACACGGCCAACTAAGGCACTAGATTCATCACCGCAAGAAGAGAAACCCCGCCGCCGCCAGAAAATGAAACGCCGGACAAGACGAAATTTACAAAAGGAGGCATAAGGTGTACTCTGGACAATATGTAGGGCTACAGGTAGTCCGTTCTTACTCAAAGTACGATTTGGTGGTCTGTCCTTACCACGATGACACACATCCATCTGGTCTTTTCTGGAAGGAGTCTGGTGACTACTACTGCCCTGCATGCAAGACGTCCAAAAAGATTCGAGAGCTTCTTGTAGACATGGGCCGAGAAGATGAGTTTGAAGGTTATGCTGCTCAGATTGCAATGTCCTTCAATCTCGTCACCATAGATGACCCGATGAGGTCAGACGGCTTTGTTCCACTCACTGAAGATGAAATGGCACTCGGTTATCTTGAAGGGCGCCGCATCCCTCTCAGCGTCGCAGAAGAACACGGTGTGATGTACTCACCGATACATGAGGAGCTTGTCTTCAAAACAGGAGTTGGTGGAGGTTGGGTTGGACGGTGTATAGCGAAAGGCGAAGGCCCACGCTATCGAATCCACGGCCCTAAGGGTGCCTTCTGGCCACACACTGCGCAGGTCGCAGAAGCCGACCGTATTGTGCTCAGTGAAGGTCCATTCAAATCTATGATGCTATCAACAGTCATTGAACCTGGCGTTGTTAGTGTTGCCTCGATGGGCTCCAACCCTCCACTAATCTTTTGGCAGACTATGGCTCAATTCGCCTCGAATCTTTTGCTCATTGCAGACAATGATGAGCCTGGAAAAAAGTTCGCTGCCGAATGCAAGCGACGTTTACCTGGAATACGCGTGTTTGCTCCAAAAGTACCTTTTGATGAGATGCCTCAAGAGAAAGCTTTTGACGTTTATGTTCAAATTTTCAAGCGCTCACAGAGCCTAGGAGGATTCTGATGTTTGGTAGACAATTGTCTGAACTCGACGAAGTTGACGTCTTTACGCCGATCATTGCTAAGATTGGCCATGCATACATCGAGGGTGTCGTTTTCAACTACGAAACTGGACGGCAACTTAACAAAGATGGTCGTCACGTTACGGTGCTTGTAACCATCGAGGGTGTCTCACAGGAAAAGGTGGTGAAGGCAACAGACGTGTGGTTGAAGCTCGCACCAGCTATTTTGAACTATGGCGCCTATCTTGCTCTTGTTGACTGATGGCCAGAACTCATCGACGTGTCGTCCAGCAACATCGCACGGTGATGTGTTCCAAAACTCGCTATTTACTTTTGAGTCAAATTGTGATAGAATATATGTAGAGCAGTAATTAAAAAGTAACAAAAAAGGAACACTACAACGGTAAGCCAATCACTCAAGAACGATTTGAACAAAGCTCGCAAGGAAATGAACGATAGCAAGAAAAATTTCAAGCTCGTTCGCTTAACTAAAGCTGGAGTACCGAGTAAGATGGCTGAAGACACCAAGCTCTTCTACACCGAAGAAGAAGCAAAGCAATACGCAAGTCGTGTTCGTAGCCTCAACCCTAAGTCAACATTCCGTTTCACACTCAATGGTATTGAAATTTAAGGAGAACAGAAATGTCTAGCAAAATTACCATCAAACAAATTGCCCACTTGAACAGTCGCAAGCTTCGTAACCTTCGTCGAAAGAATCGCAAAGCAATTGAAAAGCTTGGATTCTATCCAGAAGCATACACACAAAAATAAATAAGCAAAAGAGGGACCTCAACGAGAGAGTCCCTTTCTTTTTGCATTGTTTTAGACACGCGAAACTCATCAGAGCGTCGCTGCACGACGACACGTGGTGAGATGTTCAAAAACTCATCGTTTACTTTTGACCTAAACTGTGATAGAATAGATTTAGGAGAAGGAGAAATAAAAATGAAGCCTTATGGTATCAAGCGCAACCACAATGTTAGTGATGACTTTCGCAAAAACGCTGAAGCTCGTCGCCGCACCACTCAGTCGAAGCTTAATCGCCTTGGTCGCCGTATTGGTCGCCATCGCTCTAAGAACGAAGTTCGTCTTATTTTGAAAGGAGTGCAGTAATGGACACAGTAAAATGGTATGAAGGAAATGGTCTTCGCAATGGGCAGCTCGTCTTTGAGACAACGTCGCAGTTCTGGGTGTTTGCAAAGGACAATGGTGATGGCACCTTCCGCATTGCGTCCAACGATGCCGTCATTCGAGGGTATGTTCGCAGCCACCGTCTTGAGAGCTTTGCCTCCTTCGAAGAAGCGGAAGCCGCGTTGCTCGAACTCACTAAGCTTTTTGTTATGACACCCGTGGAGATCGGCTCTTAAAGTTGTGATACAATAGCTTCAGTATGCCCACTCAGCCTCTAACGCCACAAGCGTAAAGCTCAAATGGAGTGGGCTTTCTTTTGCCCCGAGCCAGGCATCACCGAGCGTCAGCGACGCGAGGGCCCCTCCACGAAACTCATCGACGTGACGTCGTACGACGACGCCTGGTGAGGTGTCCAAAAAGTCGCTATTTACTTTTAACCCAAAATGTGATAAAATAGATGTAGGAGCAGCAGTAAACAAAAAGCTCCAAAAGTAAAGTTCAGATGAAAGGAACAGTACAATGGGTAAACCAAGACCGTGGGAAGAGCTTTCCAAAGAGGAACAAGAGCGAATCAAGGAAGAATTGAAGGAAACGGTTAAGAAAGCTTTGGAAGAACAAAGGAAGGAAAAGGAGGAAAAGGATAAGAAATAAATAAGTAGGAAGAGAGGGAACCCCCACCCTCTCTTTCTTTTGAAGCCAAAAGGAGGCCTATGTCATTCATCACAGCAAAAGTAATCGCAGACACAATTTCGCCAGAGGGAGTGCGCATCACGACACTCGATTGCATCTACCCTCGCATTCCAGACCACGAGCAGTTGCTCACACACCGTGCCTTCAGTCGCAACGCCAAGTCGTCGAGAGCCATCCGTATTGAGCGCTTCATCGAGGAGGCTGTGAGTAACCCTGTCATCCCGATCGAGGTGCGCTACGACGAGAAGGGTATGCAAGGCTACACGCTCCTCAGCCAAGAAGACCTCGTGTGGTTCACTCAAAAGTGGCTAGAGGCACGCGATTCGATGGTCAGTATCGTTAAAGAGATGGCAGAGCGTCGCATTCACAAGCAGACCGCCAACCGTCTCTTGCAGCCTTTTGCGCACATCGAGACGATCATCACAGCCACTGACTGGCAGAACTTCATGGACCTTCGTCTCGAACACGACACTCAACCAGAGATGCAGGCTCTCGCTCGCGCTATCCATCGCGCCATGGAGAGTAGCACTCCGATCCGCTCAGATCTCCACCTCCCTTTGATCGACGAAGATGAGTATGGGCGGCCTGACAACCAGGTGGTTAGCGGCGCTCGATGTGCTCGTGTTTCATACTGCAATCACGGCAAGAAAAGCGCTGACTACGAAGAGGAGGTAAAATTTGCCAAGCGTCTATGGTCTAGCGGCCACCTCAGTCCTTTTGAACACTCTGCCAGAGCGCTTACTGGCTCTACTCAGTATTGTGCCAACTTTAGAGGATGGGCTTCGTGGCGTTACTTTAACGGAAAGTGAGGAAGTTATGGTGAGAAGTTACACAAAAGGGTTCGTAGTACCTCGTGCATTCTTGACGGACTACAGCTCGGATTACGATACGGCAAAAGATGTTGATGGGCTTGTGATAGCAGATGGCGACGTTATCAGCATCATTGGTGTCAACATCGACTACCCTGTGATGGTGAAGCTCGATGGCCAAGACGTCGCGGCCATGATTGAGTTCATCGTCAAGTCAGTGTCGCTGGATGTGCTGCGTGACCTGAAGCGCGTCGTGGATGATGAGATCGTTAAGCGCCATGCGTTGGAGACTGAAGAAGAAGTGTAAAGCTGTACAAACGTTGTACGAAGCTTATACAAGGAGATATAACGATTCCAGTTACACCTGGGTTACAAAGTCTCATTTTCTGGCCGCAGCGATGTCCCAAAAGTATAGGTGATAAAACTAGTGCTGTGAGTTCTGAAAGTGTGTCCGCGGTGCAAAAGTGAGGCTGCGGTATACCCGAGGCGCATAAAACGAGGCAAAAGAGAGGGCCGCTGCGATAGCGACCCTTCTTCTTTTTACACTTTACTTCTGTGCGACTTCGATGACAATGGTGCGATCATCCTGTCTTCCGAGTGATGTCGTGATGTGGTACACCACCTTGTAGGCCTCACCAACCGTTCCACCAGAGAGCCAAGCCACAACCTTAGTCCCTCCAGCAGCAATACCACTTGAGTCCACGGTCAACCCAGTCTCTGCTACTACGGTTGCTGCCGTGATGATCTCATCCTCTACAAGCCAATTCGTTAGACCCGAGCCGTTAGTGAGTCCAGCCCAGTCTGTGGCGTAGTCGAGGACTGCATTGGGGTCCTTCGTGAACTTTTGGTACTTCATTCGCTCACTCCTTACGCGGGGTCAGGGATCCCGATGTCAAAAGCAGGCAGAGTGAACGTGTTGCCACTGGTGACGGCTTGAGGGGCAGTCAAAGCCTGCACTGCCAGTAGGCGGCTGTTAACGGTGTCGACGACTGCGATGTGTGTCGCAGTGCCAGTGCCGCTTACAGTGCCGTCTGTGAACCTCCTTTTGTTACATGACCACCGCCTATTATGTTCATTGTATCACGTGGTACCGTAAAACTCATCGCAGCGTCGTTCTGCGTTGACGTGCCGTGATGTAGCCAAAATTCATCGTTTACTTTTGACCTAAACTGTGATAGAATAGTTATAGGAGAAGTAAACGTCGAGTGAGGAGGACAGCCACTCCTCTCTTTTCAAAAGGAGACAAGTATGGAAGGCGAAGAGAAAGTCATCAAGTTTGGTCAGTGGGAAGCAAGTGTTGCAATTCGGCGAGGCACGGTACGTCTTGAGAGTATGATGAATTACAGCGGCGTCGGCAGTGAGGCTAAAGACCTTCGAGCTTACTCAGACTTTTGTCTACGTGTCTTTGAAGAGATGGCGATGATGCAATTTCTTCTCGATACGGCCTCAAATTGAGAGACGCACACGAAGCGGCTCTCCGGGACAACACGATGTACAATTATGATAATGATCGCACCCGGTGAAGGGAAGAGGAGTATATAGTAGATGAGAGACTGCGCAGTCAGTCTCTTTTTCTTTCTCTACTGCCTATATATATAAGCATACGTCGCGAAGCGACGACAGCTACGCCTACGTGTACCCAAAACAGCGCAAAAAGAAAGAGAGACTGTAGTCTCTCCTCCTCTCACTACCTATCGCTTAGACCTGAGCATCAAACAACTTACGTCGTACGTCTGCCATGTGATTCATCAAAGCGTTCATCTCCATCACTATCTCTGCGCTGTGGCCTTCACTCTTTGAATCAGAAGCACCAGTCTCATTCAGCGCCATCATCATTCGCTCGACCTGACGCTCCATGTCAGTCATTTGTTGGCGAATCGCTGCTAAAGTAATGCTGTTCATCTTTTCTCTCCTTTTGAGTAGCTTTTGTACTGTTTCCTAAATCTATTCTATCACACTTTTGCCCCCTTGTAAACGATGAGTTTGTGGCCGTGTTCCGTATGTCGTCCAGCACGACATCCTCGATGAGTCCTGCAGAACTCATTCGTACGTCAACCAGCGCTGACGCCACGTGAAGTGCGCCAAAACTCGCTATTTACAAGTGCCTCCTTTTGTGATAGAATAGATACATAAGCAGCAATAAACGAAAGGCAAAAGCAAAATGAAACTCACACGTCCAGCCATTACTATCACGCAAGAGCAATACAACGAGATTGCAGTGACGATGAAGCAACTCAAGACTCGCACAAAAGAGTCACTCATCGCAGAAGTTAAAGCAAATCGACGAGTCATCTCTATCGATAAGCACTTTAGTAAGATGGATGCAGTTTGCTCAATTCTCGATATTCGTTTTGGTCGCCAACGTCTTGAAGCTTTTGATCGGATGAATGAGGAAAAGGCAGGCAAGAAATGATCAACTCAGATTGGTTCAACGCAAGCGTCAAGCATTCATGGGGCAACCCATACTTTCGTCCAGGTTGTGTAGCTCATGTTTCAATTTTGAAGAAGCATGTACGAGTGATGACAGCCTCTGGCTCTTACACAATGAACATCTCACTTGCTGAAGCCAAGGCGTGTTTAGAGTCGATTCGTGACACAAAAGGCGCAGTGATTTTTCATAGTGACCAAGAGAGCACTGAAGAGAACTGGCAGGTCGCAGCAGGATTGGTGGAATAATGGCAACCTCACTAACGATACCCATCACAACAACTGGTAGCGAGCCACTCACGTGGGAAGCTTTAGAGACACTCTGGAACAAGATTAGCAAACCTTCTCCAACTCGATGGCACTACGCTAGGGCAAAAATGTACATCGATGATTGGATAAAGCCTGGAACGATTGTTCTCGCAAAAGAGTATAAGGAGGCGATTCGCGTGATGAAGGAGGAGGGAACACGGTGTCGTGTTTTGACGCCAACCTTAGCTAACATCATGCTCGAGCCTTTAAGCCCAGACGAGGAGTATTCATGTGTCTCTGCACTTGAGGAGGATGCCTTAGACGCTCAGTGGTATGCACTGAGGCAAATCATGTCACTCATTTCAACAGAAGCGATGGAAGCAGCAACCTCTTCACTCACCACCTAAGACACCTCACATACATCTTCACAACAACTCCTGAGTTAAAATGAAACAAGTGAGCCGCTTGTTTTGTTACTCAGGAGGGACTTTTTGTCTAGAACACTTACAGATCCAGAAAAAATTAGAGTAGCCCTACGTCGTCGACGTGTGCTTGAGCTTCGTCGTGCTGGGCACAGCTTCTACGAGATTGCTGATGCGATTCGCGATGAGTTTGGCGATGAATGCCCAGAGTCTTACGATAGTCGCAGTGCCTATCTCGACCTCCAACGTCTTTTGGACGAAATGCGAAGCGAGCTCAGCGAATCCCTCCCTGACGTCATCGCCCTCGAAGCCTCTCGTCTCGATGAGATGTTGAAGGCCCTTTGGCCTGCCGTTTTGAGGGGACGAGAGCGCTCAATTGAGATTGCGCTGAAGGTCATGGAGCGTCGCGCGCAGATGCTTGGCCTCGATAGTGGCATTAAAATTGATTGGCGCATTGAACTTGTTGGTTTGATGAACAGTGGCGTTTTGACAGACGAAGAGGTTCGTGCGCAGCTCGGACAGGAGCTTTATGCCTCGTTTATGCAGTACCTCGAGGAGAAGGCATCTGAGACTGAGGGTGATGGAGTGTGGGGGCTTACACGACGCTGGGCTTCGGAGTATCAGCAGTCTCCTCAAGATCGCGCCCTTCCTATTTTGCAAGGTGCCGAGGTCATCGACGCAGACTACGAAGTGTTTAACATGAAGGAGGAAGACGTTGACAGCGTGGCCTAAGTCAAATCCTCGTTCAAAAGTATCGTTGATGGGTGGCTCTACAGCTGCCCTTCCTTCAGGTGGTGGAATGGAGGTCGTTCCTGACTGGCTGAAGCGCGAGATCGCAATGGAGAAGCTACGGAAGATGGCAACGGAACGCTCAACTCCAAAGCCTCCATCTGACATCGAACGTTGGCTCGCAGCTTGCTGGCCTCGTATGAAGTTGGCCAAGTTTGGTGAGAGGCACTTTAACTTGTGGAACTGGGTTGACGACATCGAACCACGCGTACGCCCACTCCCTTTTGTCGGTGTCTGGCCTCGTGGCTCTGGCAAGTCGACCACAGCGGAGCTCGCCACTGTACGACTCGGCGCAGAAGCTAAACGCTTTTACGCTTGGTACGTTAGTGGAACTCAGGCCCTCGCTGACCTCCACGTGGAGTCTATCGCTGCACTGATCGAGTCACCAGACTTCGCTCGCTTCTATCCTAAGATGGCAGAACGGCATGTTGGTAAGTTTGGCAATATTAGAGGGTGGCGGCGTAATCGCCTACGTTGCGCTAATGGTTTTACGATCGATGCTCGTGGTCTTGACGTCGCTGCTCGTGGATCAAAAGTAGAAGAGCAACGCCCTGACTTCATCATCCTTGACGACCTTGATGAGATTGGTGACTCAACCGACATCACGAACAAAAAGATCAAAATCATTACGAGCTCAATCCTTCCTGCAGGCTCTGTGGACCTCTCCATTCTTGCCATTCAAAACATGATTTTGAAGGATGGCTTTTTTGGTCGTATGGTTAACAGAACAGCCGACTACCTCAACGATCGAATCCTCGATGGGCCACACAAGGCGGTGAAGGATTTGCAGGTCGAGTTTAACGGCAACCGTTATGTTATCGTTGGTGGCGAAGCAACGTGGGAAGGCCAGTCGCTCGCTGTATGCCAATCTCAAATTGATAGCTGGGGTCTCTCAGCCTTTTTGAGCGAAAGCCAACACGAAATTAACGACGACGATTCACTTTTTGGACACGTTGTTTGGCAGCACATCGGCGCAGACGAACTTCCAGAGTTTTATCGCGTCATCTGCGTTGTCGATCCTGCAGTAACGAGTACGGACAAAAGCGACTCACACGGCATTCAAGTTAGCGCAGTGGATGAGAACGGAACAATCTACCATCTCTATTCTTGGGAAGGCATCACCTCACCTGAGGACTCTCTCAAAAAGGCAATCAACGCATCGCTTCAGTGGGGTGCAGACACAGTTTATGTCGAGACAAACCAAGGTGGCGATGCTTGGCGCTACATCTACAATAGCGTTGCTGCAAGGATGGGTGTGCCTCACCACGAACTGCCAGGTTTTGATGAAGTCAAAGCAAGTTCGGCAGTAGGCGGTAAAGTAGAGCGTGCTTCTGTGATGCTCGCTGACTACGAGAGAGGCAACATTATGCACCTCATTGGCACGCATTCGACGCTCGAAACTGCCCTTCGTCGCTTTCCTATGTCGAAGCCTTATGACTTAACAGACGCTGCAGTGTGGGCTCATCGTATTTTAACTGGAGCAAATGCATGGCTTGTAACATAATCTTTTGGCGAGTTATGACCCTCGCTTCACTTACGGTTCAAATCTGCGGGCTGTGTGCCTGGATTGGAGTTATTTAATGACAACGAAGTACTTGCTGACTGATGGTCAAAAGAGTATTGGTCTAAATTCATTGCCTCCGGAGGCATGGACCGAACTTGGTACTGGAACAATTACAGTAAAAGACAAAAAGATGGGTGACCTTTACAGTTTGGTTGGCATCGTGAATCGTTGTGTGACGATCCGTGGTGCTGCTCTGTCAAGCATGCCATGGTCTATCGATGACATGAGTGGCAATGAAATTATCACCTCAAAAGATCGACGGATTGAAGAAGAGTGGAAGTGGCTCGGTGACTTTACACGCAACCTTTTTCTACTCGAGTCGTCGATGGTTATCCTTAGTCGAAGCTTTTTGTACGAAGAGCCTGTGACGTTCAAGCGCAATCCTCTCGATCCGCCTACTCGTCTTCGTTGGTTGAGCCCACTCGCAACTCATGCCAACTGGGACAAGGAGATTGGCATTCGAGACTTCACGCGCGTGCTTGGGCCTGGGGACGAGCGCATCTTGCCGTATGAGGCAGTGGCCTATTGTTGGTATCCAAACCCGATGGGTGAAACGGACCTCGCTCCATCACCTGTGCAAGCTGCCTTGCAGTCAGCAAACGTCATTGCAAGCCTTGACCGTTTTGCAAAACAGTTCTTCGATCGTGGCGCCATCAAAGCGACGATTCTTCAGGTTGAAGGGTCAACACCTCCAAAAGAGCGCCAAAAGCTCAAGGAGTGGTGGGAGCGCATCACGACTGGCATTCAGAATGCATGGCGTACTGAGGTGGCATCGAGTGCCGTGAATCCAGTGGTGGTCGGCGAAGGTCTCGCCGAGATCGCTAACACGCAGATTACGAAGGACAAGGCATCTGACGTCGCTACAAACATGGGCGTGCCCGCTTCGCTCCTCTTCGCGAATGCAGCGAACTATGCGACTGCATCCGTGGATGAGCGCAACTTTTACACTTACACCATTACGTCTGACGCGCGCCTAATCGAGGAAGAGATGAATGAAAAATTCTTCAAGCCTCGTGGCTTCCTTTTGACGTTTCATCCAGAACAACTCGAGTGCTTCCAAGAGTCGAGCGTGAAACGCGCGCAAGTTGTGAAGATTTTGGTTGACGCCAGCATGCCTCTTTTGGAGTCACTCTCGATTGCAGGCGTGCCGATCAGCGATGAGGTTAAAGCAAAGCTCGAGAAGTTGGAAGAAGAAAAGAAACAACAACAGCAGGCGCAACTCGAGGCTATGCAGAATAACCAAAACAATCCAGACCCTAACGACCCCAACAATGACGGCAACGGAGGTGGTCAAAAGCCTCCTCAACAAAAGCCAACGTCTACGAAAGATGAAAAGAACTTTCGCTACTGGGTGAAGAAGCGTCTGTCAAAAGGAACTAAAGCTGTTTTGGAGGAGTTCGAATCTGATGAGCTCACTCCTCAGGATAAGGTGGACATCGCTGCTGAAGTTTTGAATGAGTTGTGGGATGAACTGCCATCGGAAGAAATTGATGTGAAGGGGCTCATTCTGCAAGCGAATCCAGACGATGATGAAGAAGAAGTAAAGGTTCGTCTACCTGTAGAGGAAAAGGTTGCCAACATCATCGCTGCAGAGCTTCGCGCTCAGGCTGCAGAAGTTTTGTCAGGCAATGAGGATAAGCTCGACGCAGACCCGTCTTCCGTTGACTTGGGTCGGTTGACTGGGTCTCCAGCGCGTATTGCGACGTCAACTGGTAGCGCTCGTGACGCTCTTCGCCAAGCTCTCATTGAAGGTGCTGATTTGGGTGTGAAGACAGCAGATAAGCAATTCAAGGGTATTGGGTTTGGTTTTGACTACACCTTGGTCAATCAGGACGCACGCAAATGGGCTGATACGTATTCTTATGAGCTCGTAAGAGGTATCGACGAAACAACTCAAGCTCACCTTCGCCAGTCAATTCGACAGTGGATCGATAACGGCCTTCCTTTGCGTAGCCTCAAAAGAGAGCTGGCGCCGATCTTTGGACGTGATCGTGCTGAACTCATTGCATCAACTGAAGTGACGCGCGCGTACGCTGAAGGCAACCGTATTGCATATGCTGCTTCTGGTGTTGTAGAAGAGATCATTTGGCGCACGGCAATGGATGAGAGAGTGTGCCCTGTCTGTGGTCCACTTACCGACAAGAAGGCACCTCTAAGAACTGGCTTTCAAGGTGTAAAGAATGGGTTCCCTCCTGCTCACCCACGCTGTCGATGTTGGATCGCACCTTTTATAGACGTACCGGGCAACGTTGACAAGTTCCAAAATGAAGTGCTTAAGCCTGAGGCAAAAAGTGTCGTTGAGATGGTTGAAAACGATATTCGCGGCGAAAAGATAGAGCATCTTTACGTTTTTGACCAAACTGGCAAAAAGTTGTTTGAAACAAAAGGCAACGCCGAGAATGTAGAGTTGACTGGAGATGAATACAAAGATGCCATTTTGACTCACAACCATCCGGCATCCGAGAAGTGGGAATATCCTCCTTCTTTCTCTACAAATGATGTATCGAACGGCATCAAAGCAGGCTTCGCACAAATCAGAGCAGTATCGACTGAGCACACTTACATCATGGACTTCGCTGAGACTGCGAGAGGCAATCGCCGCTTCGAAGCAGATCTTATGGCTCGCGCTACGGAAGTTCGCCTTGACATTGCAGATGAACTTAAAGACACAATGACAAAGACAAAATGGATGGCTGAGCGCGAACATCTTGTTTGGTCAAAACTTGCAAAAGAGAATCCGAATGAGATTAAGTATGAAAGAAAAGTCTACAACCCAAGTTAATTGAGGTGGCTTATGGACTTTGATATGTCAATTGATGGGCTTGACCAGCTCTATGAGATTCTTGGTCTCTTGAAGGGGTTAGAGTACTTGACGCCTCCGATGCGCCAAACGATGTACCTTTTGCAAGAAAGAATCTCAAAATACCCTCCTGTCAAACCAACGTCTCGACGTGACGGCACGCTCGGACGTGAGTGGACTACGGAGGTTAAGCTTTTGCTCGACAATCTTGAGGGCAAAGTTGGCACCAACATCGACTACGCTCCTTGGGTTCAGTCAAAAAAGTTTCAGGCTTGGATGCACAAAGGGTGGTGGCAAACAGACGAGGACGTTATGCGCGCGAGTGTAGCAGACATTGAGCATTTGTTCAACACTCATATCGCAAATCTTCTTTCACGGTATTCCACGAGTTGAGCCGCACACACTGCGTAAACCCTCGCAATTCTTGGTATAATGAAAGTATGGAGGATAGCATGGATACATTGGCTTCAATCAAAGAGGTTAAAGACGACGGCACAGTTGTAGTAAAGGGCTACGGCGTTGTGTTCGGAGGTCATGACCTCGAAGGTGAAACATTTGTTCCCAACACTGATTTTGATATGGCTTACGTGCCTCAGAAGAAAGTCTTCTATTCGCATCGTAAAGACCGCGATTTGAAAGAAGAGTTGGGTGTAGTAACAAACCATGGCATCGATGATGCTGGCGTTTGGTTTGAGATGCAGCTTAATAAGTCACAACGCTACTTGAGTGGCGTCAAAAAGCTTATTGAGCGTGGTTTGATCGGCATCTCTACAGGCACAGCATCGCAACTTATGGATCGTAGTGGCAAGACCATTACAAAATGGCCAATCGTTGAAGTTTCGCTTACGCCCACCCCTGCAGAACCACGCACTATTGGTGTTTCTTTTGCAAAAGAGCTTGGGCTGACCGAAGAAGAGGTGAATGGCCTTGGACTTAATTCTGAAGATGGCCAAACGACAGAAGACAAAGGCGAAGGCGGAATGCCTTCAAACGTCGAAGCGGCGGCTACTGACGATAAACCTAACGTTACTGAAGGTGCCACTGAGGCATCAGAGACAAAAGGAGTAAATTTTATCATGAGTGAAGTGAATCCACAAGATGTCATGAACCGCATCTTGAATGAATGGAGTGCACTGAAAACTGAAGTCGCCGACAGCACCAAGAGCATGAGCGGCCAGTTGAGCAATCTTTTGACTCAACTCGAGAAGAGCCCTCGCGTGATGGGTGCTGGGTACATCAGCCAAGATGGTGGCAAAGCTGACGTCAACGTCAAGTCTTTTGCCGACTTTTTGGTCGCTGTTAAACGGCGTGATGTCTCTCGTCTGGGCGCCCTGTATGGTTCCACCAAGGACTACAGCGGTGAGAAAGACTTGAGCATTGGTACTGGGACTGGTGGCGGCTATCTCGTTCCTCAGGAATACGAGGCGAGCTTGCTGCAAATGGCTGCGATGAACTCGCAGATCGTCAACCGCGTTACCAACATTCCTGTCAATGGGAACAGTGGACGCTGGCCGGTGTTGGACCAATTCATTACCCCGACTGCTGGTAGCGGCCAAACTGCTTTTGCCGCTGGTGTAAAAGCCACGACCAAAGCCCCTGGTGCCACGTTGGATGAAACTGAACCGTCGTTCGAGATGCTGGAATGGCGCCTCCACAAAGTGGGTGGCACAACCGACGTTGACAACGAATTGGTTGAAGACAGCCCGTTGGCCATTGAAGCCTTGCTGAAGAGTTTGTTTGCTATCGCTATCGGCGCCAAAACGGAACGCAACGTTCTGCGCGGTAGTGGTGTTGGTGAACCTCTGGGCATCTTGACTTCGAGCGCTGGCATTGGTATCACGCCTGCTACCGACAACGCTTTTAAGTGGGCAGACGTCTCCACGATGTATGCTCGCTTCAAGGCTGCTGGTGGTACTCCGGTGTGGATTATCCATCCGAGCGTCTGGCCTGACATTTTGACGATGGAAATTGGCACTGCCGGTGCGAGTGCCTGGACTGCGAATATGCAAGCTGGTGTTGCTCAGAACCTCAATGGTTACCCCATCCTGAGCTCTGAACACATGCCTCAAGCTAACAACAGCGGCAACGTTCTGTTGGCTGACCTGACCGCCTACTTGCTGTTCAAGAAACCTGGCCTGTCGATCGACTTTAGCGAACACGCCGCCTTCCGCAGCGATCAAGGCGTTTGGCGCTTTACCCAACGCATGGATGGTATGCCTTGGAACCGCGCTCCGATCACCTTGGCTGATCCGCAGGGCAGCTACACCGTTTCACCGTTTATTTTCCACAACGATTGATACATGATTACCATAAAGACTACTTATTGTACTTTGTGGCTTAGCTGTGATATAATAATCAAAGCGAAACCGTAAAGTACAATAGGAGGTCTTATGATATACGATGTCAATAATCGTCCAAGTAGTTGCCCATTCTGTGGTAGGACTCAATGTCACGAGCACGAAGTTGAGTATCAATGCATCGAATGCAAACAGATACGCAAAGTCAAAGTCACAACAATAGTGCTTAGGCCGGGTAGAAAAGCACCAGCGAGATGTCGTAGTTGTTCGAAGAAAGTCGGCAATCTATCAAATGAAACTCGTATTCGCTTGAGTGAGTTGGCAACAGAGCGAAAGCAATGGCTAACGAGCCAAAGCGAAGAATCTCAAGCTAAGAAAAGCGCAAGTATGCGCCAAGCTTACGCTGAAGATAGAGTGAACGTCCAGGGATCAAGAGGCAATGCGAAGATCTGCTATCTTAGGTACCCTAACGGAGAAGAATTTTGGGTGCAGGGTACATACGAGAAGCGCTATGCTGAGCATCTCTTGGAAGAAGGTATTGAATTTGTTGCTCATCCAAAAGGTCTCAAATGGCTTGATGAGAATGGAACAAAGCATACTTACTTTCCAGACTTTTGGATACCGCAGAACAACGAGTACGTTGATGTCAAGAGTGAATGGACAATGACGGATGAATATTTCGATAAGATTGATGCAGTTCAAGCTCAGAATGGTGTGATTGTAACCACCATCTTGCTAGACTAA